CGGTGAAAAGGAAGCACGTCGTCTTTCTCCTTGGGGGAATATTCGAAGAAAAGAACTTGTAATTAAAGGAAGAGAACAAATCTCTTATGAAGTTGCTGGGGTTTCTGTTATTGATTATCTTGACCTTTATAAGAAATTTACTTATAAGGCACAGGAATCTTATCGTCTAGACCATATTGCTAATGTTGAACTAGGTCAAAAGAAATTGGATCACTCTGAGTTTGAGACTTTTAAAGATTTTTATACAAAAGATTGGCAAAAGTTTATTGATTACAACATTCGAGACGTAGAACTTGTAGACCAATTGGAAGACAAGATGAAACTCATCGAACTATGTTTTACGATGGCATATGATGCTAAGGTCAATTTCAATGATGTGTTCTTTCAGGTAAGAACTTGGGATGCAATCATTTATAACTACTTAAAGAAAAGGAATATTGTTATTCCTCCTAAGGACCGTTCAGAAAAGAGTGATAAATTTGCGGGGGCATATGTCAAGGAACCGATTCCAGGAAAGTATGATTGGGTTGTTTCTTTTGACCTTAATTCTCTTTATCCTCACCTTATTATGCAGTACAATATCTCACCAGAGACACTCTTGGAAGAAAGACATCCCAGCGCAACTGTTGAAAGGATATTAAATCGTCAAGTCAAATTTGATAATTATAATGAATATGCGATATGCCCGAATGGTGCAATGTATCGTAAAGATGTTCGTGGGTTTCTTCCAGAACTAATGGAGAAAATGTATAACGACCGTGTAATCTTCAAGAAAAAGATGTTGGTTGCGAAACAGCAATATGAAAAAACCAAGACAAAAGAATTGGAAAAGGAGATTGCAAGATGCAACAACATCCAAATGGCAAAAAAGATTTCTCTTAATAGTGCTTACGGTGCTATTGGAAATCAGTATTTCAGGTATTATAAACTAGCAAATGCCGAAGCAATCACAATGTCTGGACAAGTTTCCATTCGTTGGATTGAAGGTAAAATGAACTCATACTTAAACAAAATTCTTAAAACAAATGATGTTGATTATGTTATTGCTTCAGATACTGATTCTATCTATCTTAATATGGGTCCTTTTGTTGAGACTGTATACAAAGGAAGAGAAAAAACTACTGAGGAAATTGTTGGGTTCCTTGATAAGGTCTGTAAGATGGAATTTGAAAAATATATTGAGAGTTCTTACCAAGAATTGGCGGACTATGTGAATGCTTACGACCAGAAGATGCAGATGAAACGGGAAAATATTGCTGACCGTGGAATCTGGACTGCCAAAAAGCGTTATATCTTGAATGTTTGGGATAGTGAAGGTGTTCGTTATGATGAACCTAAATTAAAGATTATGGGATTGGAAGCAGTTAAATCTTCTACTCCTGCTCCTTGTCGTCAAAAGATTAAAGATGCTCTTAAAATTGTGATGACTAAAACAGAAGACGAACTGATTTCCTTTATAGATAATTTTCGTAAAACATTTAATCAACTTCCTCCAGAAGAAATTTCATTTCCACGTTCAATTAATGATGTGAATAAACATAAATCTTCATCGACTCTTTATAGTAAAGGAACTCCAATTCACGCAAGGGGAGCAATTCTTTATAATCATCTAATTAAAGAAAAGAAGTTGGATAAGAAGTATGCGAAAATTCAAAATGGGGAAAAGATTAAATTTTGTTATTTGAAACTTCCAAATCCAATTCACGAAAACGTAATTTCTTATATTCAAGAATTTCCAAAGGAATTTGGACTAGACAAATATATTGATTATGACCTACAATTCAGTAAAGCATTTTTGGAACCGATGAAAGTCATTTTGGATGCAATTAACTGGAAAGTGGAAAAAACTGTAAACTTAGAATCGTTTTTTAACTAATGGATTTTTTAAAAGATATTGTAAAAGAAATTGGCGGAGAATATGCATCTCTTGCCTCGGATATTGATGAAACTGAGACTTATGTTGACACGGGTTCGTATATTTTTAATGCACTGGTTTCAGGTAGCATATTTGGTGGTGTATCTGGGAATAAAATTACTGCTATTGCTGGAGAGTCTTCTACTGGAAAAACTTTCTTCTCTCTCGCTGTGGTTAAGAATTTTCTTGATACTCACTCCGATGGTTATTGTCTCTACTTTGATACTGAGGCTGCAGTAACAAAATCAATGCTCGAAAGTAGAGGACTTGATGTTTCTAGAATTGTAGTTATTAATGTAGTTACAATTGAGGAGTTTAGATCAAAGGCACTCAAAGCAGTTGATTTATATCAAAAGAAAAAACCAGAAGAACGTAAACCTTGTATGTTTGTTCTTGATAGTCTTGGTATGCTTTCTACAACGAAAGAAATTGAAGATAGTTTGAATGACAAGCAGGTAAGGGATATGACTAAATCCCAATTGGTGAAAGGTGCTTTCCGTATGCTTACTCTTAAACTGGGTCAAGTAAACATTCCAATGATTGTGACTAATCACACTTATGATGTTGTGGGTTCTTATGTTCCTATGAAAGAAATGAGTGGTGGTTCTGGTCTTAAATATGCAGCATCTTCTATCATTTATCTTTCTAAGAAAAAAGAAAAGGATGGAACAGAAGTTGTTGGCAATATCATCAAATGTAAGACACAAAAGTCTCGTTTGAGTAAAGAAAACAAAGAAGTGGAGGTGCGTTTGTATTATGATGAACGTGGTCTTGATAAGTATTATGGTCTTCTTGATCTTGCTGAAAAGTATGAAATCTTTAAGAAGGTGGGAACTCGTTATGATGTCGGAGATGGCACAACTCAATTTGGAAAAACTATTAATGAAAATCCAGAGAAATATTTCACACCAGAAGTGATGCAAGCAATTGATGAAGCAGCAAAAAAGGAATTTTCTTATGGATAATGGAAAATATTCGAGTTATAAAAACTGGAATTGATGTATCTAAAATATTAGAACAAATAAAACAATATCCAGAGGACTGGGGATCACAAAAGAATATTAAAGATAAAAAAATAGAACAACTTGACCCAACAAAATATACTGTTACAGTTGATGTTCTTCAGTTGATAATTGGTGGAATAGAAAAGGAAGGACAATATGTTGGTGATACTGAAATTTGTATTCAAACACCAGCATATGAAAAGCACACAGAAGTTCTTAAATTCTTAAAGACATATTTTAAAAAAATACGTCGTTGTGCTTTTCTCTCTTTACCTGTTGGGGAGATTGTTGGAACTCATATCGATGAGGGAACTTATTATCTTACAAAGGATAGATATCACCTTTCCATTCAAGGAAAATACAGGTATAGTGTGGGGGATGAAACTGTGATTGTTGAACCTGGAACCTTCTTTTGGTTTAACAATAAACTTCCCCATAGTGCTGAAAATATTGGTGATGAAGTCAGAATTACTTTTGTATTTGATGCTCCACACCATAAACGAAATCCATAGATAGAGGAGTAATGGAAAAAGTCGAAACTACTATTTTGAGAAATTTACTTTTCAATAATGATTATTGTAGAAAAGTATTACCTTTTATTAAAAATGAATATTTTGAAAATCTTCACGAGAAAGTAGTTTTTGAAGAGATTTGTAAATTCATTGTTGCCTATGAACAACTAGCAACAAAAGAAGTTCTTTTGATTGAAACAGAAAAAAGAACTGATATTACAGAAGATACTTACAAAATTATTTGTGATTATATTTCTAAACTTGATGATGCACCAGCAGATAAACAGTGGTTGATAGATACTACTGAAAAGTGGTGTAAAGATCGAGCAATTTATCTTGCTCTTATGGAAAGTATTAAAATTGCTGACGGGCAAGATGAAAAGAAATCTAGAGATTCCATTCCAACAATTTTACAAGAAGCACTTGCTATTGGATTTGATAGCCACATTGGACACGATTACCTAAAAGATTACCAAGAACGATATGACTCTTATCACAGAAAAGAAGACAAAATCCCATTTGATTTGGAATATTTTAACAAAATTACCAAAGGGGGTCTTCCTAACAAAACTCTTAATATCGCACTTGCTGGTTGTGTTCATCCAGAAACCAAAGTTAAAATTAGGTTTAGGAAGTTAAAACTATAAATAAAATTATAAAATAAAAAAAAAGATGAACTCACAAGAAATTCGTGCCCTTCAAGAAGCATATATGGAAGTTGTTGAAGGTGCCGAAGGAGGAAGATTTCAGTATAATCAGAGACACGGACGACCTTTAATAACTCCAGAATTATCACAAAGCAGAAGTAGTCAAGGAACTCTTGGTGGTGTTACTTATGTAAGAGGACCACAGAGATTACCAAAAAGTAAGCGCAAATACGACAGACAAGTATTATCAGGAGTTCGTGCCGCAAGTAAGCAAGAAAAGGAAAGAGCAAGGAAAAGAATGGGTATAACGGAAGACATTTACGACATCATCCTCTCACACTTACTTGATGAAGGATATGCCGAAACCCCAGAAGCAGCAGAAGCAATTATGGTGAATATGAGTGAAGATTGGAGAGATGATATTATGGAGAAAGAAGATAGTGAATATGAAAAAGCATCTGATGCAGCATTAGATTCAAGATATGGATATGGTAGAGCATCTGGTGATAAGCGTTCTTTTGGTAGGGCAGCAAATCGTTCCTCTGCTGCTGCTGCTCTTCGTGCGATTAGAAGAGGATTAAGAAGTGGAAGTGGCACTTCAAGAGAAGCAGGTGCTGATGCAGTTCATCAGGGATGGGCAAAAACTGCGAGAACAAGCACAGACCAAACACCAGAAAAGAAAGCAAAAAGAGCAAAACTTGCAGATACTCCATACTCCCAACTTCCTGATGATGAGAAGGAAAAGGATAGAGTATCTTTTGATGCCGTAAGAGCAACTTATAACAGGAATAAAAGATGATTTGATAAAATCATAAAATCTTTTTCAACCACTCACTTATTGAGTGGTTTTTTATTCATATCAATTTTAACTATTATTTTTTAACTTTAGAATTTGGTGCTGGTTCTCCAGTTCCAAATTTCCAACCCTCGTTTGACTTCATATCAACATCTTCTGGAAGTATTCTTTTCCATCCTTTTGTTCCTGGTAAGTGCATTACCTTCTTACCTTTGTGTGCTTTTCCTCCAAGAGATGCTCTTTCTTGTCTTCCTTGATTGGATGCCCAGTAATTAAATTCTTTTGATGCTCTCTTCTTGCCTCCAAGAGATGCTCTTTCCTTTCTGCCTTCTTCTGTGCTCCAATAATAAAAATTTTTAACTTTATCATTTAAATATTCTTGTTTTTCTATTCCTCTAATCATCCATTCTTTTCTTTCTTCTACTGGTGTTGAAAAGAAACCAAGTTGATTATCTCTACAAAACTCTCCTATTATTTTTCTGTGTTGAGGTGATAAGTTTGCTCCCAACATTTTCATAGATCTTAAATCATTTGGATTTTTGTAAATCTTCCAAAGTAAATAATGTGCTATGATATGTTCTCTAACATTCAAGTATGTAAGGTTGCAATCATCATCTGTTCCTCCCATATGTTTAGGAACAATATGGTGTTCGTGTAGTCCTGAATATTTTTTATAGTTTTCTCTTCTTGACTTATTACCTTCACATAGGTTAGAATAGATACGATCAAACATTCCCTGTCCCTGCTACTGCTAATACTATTATTTATATAAAATGTGGATTGAAAAAGAAACAACAATTGCTGAAATCAAAACATTACTTGATAATGGATATGAGGTAGAAGTTGATTCGCCTGATGGATATGTTCCAGTCAATTTCTTCATTAACAAAGGAATGTATGATGAATATGTTTTAAAGGTTGATGATGGAGAACCTGTGAGATGTAATGCTGACCATTTATTTGAAACATCTTTTGGGTGGATGAAAGCATCACACCTTTATGAAAAATATAAGACAAATCATTTTATAACTAAAAATGGTTATAAACTTGGAAGTGTCTTTAAGACAGGAAATCAAATACCTATTGTTGATATTAATGTAAATCATCCAAATCATAGGTATTATACTAATGGTGTTTCTTCTCACAATACAGGTGTAGGTAAATCCTTGTTTATGTGCCATGTGGCTAGCTCCGTGTTGCTCCAAGGACGGAACGTATTGTACATTACGCTTGAAATGGCAGAGGAGAAAATTGCTGAACGAATTGACGCAAATCTCTTAAATGTTAATATCAAAGATATTGAAACATTGCCAAAAGTAATGTTTGATACGAAAGTAAATAATATTGCGAAGAAAACACAAGGAACTCTGATTATCAAAGAGTATCCAACTGCTTCGGCACACGCAGGTCATTTTAGAGCACTTCTTAATGAACTCTCTCTTAAGAAATCATTTAAACCTGATATTATTTTCATTGACTACCTTAATATTTGTGGGTCCTCAAGATATAAGAGTAATTTTTCAGTCAATTCTTACTCTTATGTCAAAGCAATTGCGGAAGAACTTCGTGGTCTTGCAGTTGAAGCAAATGTTCCAATTGTTTCCGCTACCCAGACTACTCGTAGTGGTTTTTCTAGCTCCGATCCTGACCTTACTGATACTAGTGAATCCTTTGGTCTTCCTGCTACTGCTGACCTTATGTTTGCCCTTATTAGCACAGAAGAGTTGGAGGGGTTGGGACAGATTATGGTGAAACAATTGAAGAACCGTTATTCTTCAACTGATAAATATAAGAGGTTTGTTGTTGGTGTTGATAGAGAAAAAATGCGTCTCTATGATTGCGAACAATCTGCACAAAAAGATATTATTAATTCTGGAAAAGATGAGGAATACGAATCACCAGAAAGAAATAGTGAATCAAAAACTAATAAATTTTCTGGATTTAAATTCTAATGGGAATTATTTACTGTATTCATAATTTAACTACTGGTAAAAAATACATAGGACAAACTGTAGAAAAATTACAGAGAAGAATTCTTCGTCATTTTAGAACAATTAATGAAACTAAAATTAGTAGAGCAATACAAAAATATAGTAAATATAATTTTGTTTATGGTATACTTGAAGAAGTTGAAAATATAAATCTATTAGATGAAAGGGAAAAATATTGGATTCAATATTATGATACTGTAAATAATGGATTTAATATCAAAGAAGGTGGTAAGTGTTCTAGAGGATTTAAACAATCACAAAGTTCCATAGAAAAAAGAAGGCAAAAACTTCTTGGTAAAACTTTAAGTGAAGAACATAAACAAAAATTAAGCAAAGCACATAAAGGAAAAGTTCTTTCAAAAGAAACAGTTGATAAAATGATTGTATATAAAACTGGAAGAAA